CAATCAATCAGAACCTCGCATCACCTTCTTGGGATGTTGCTCTCTATGGTCTACAGGCAAAGTTTGCCAAGGCTACAGGGACAAGCAAGGCTGCTGAACCAAAACAAACAGCCAGAGGACAAGTTCCAATGGCAAGCACTCAGCAAGGCTTTACCGCTTACCAAACTAAGCGAGAGTTCATGGCTGAGCGTAATGATAGACGGTTTGAAGTTAATCCAAAGTTCCGCGAATATGTGGAACAGCGGATGCTACGAACCGACTTTACAAAACTACCCAAATAATCCGCTCCGAGACAGCGGATTGACTGAGGACAGCCTATGGGTAAATCCCCCGAAAGGTAATGGATGACCCTTGGCTGGACTCACTCAAACCAGTAGACTCCTTCAGGAACAATCGAACGATTGAGCTTTCTATTATTGTCTCAAATTTTAGTCTACTTATAAAAGGAATAAACACATGCCACTAAATGATCCATTAGCCGGAACCGATATGGTTTACCGCACTTCAACCACCGCTGCAACTTCTGGTGGTAATCTCGGAGCAAATAAACTCTGGCTCCCACTCTGGTCTGGCGAAGTAATCAACGCTTATGATCAGTACAATATGTTTGAGAACATGATTGCCACCCGTACTATTTCTGGTGGTTTCTCATACGAGTTCCCAATTACTGGAACCGTAGATCTCAACGCTGCTTGGGAAGCTGGTCAAGAGCTTTCAGGTAAGGGCAACACCAGCCGTACCTTCAAGGTAAATCTTGATGCTCGTCCAATGGCTGCTCACTTTGAAACCGACAACATTGACTTGCTCATCACTCAGTGGGATTACCGCTCAGAGCTAGCTCGTCAGTCAGGTCTAACTCTTGCTAACACCCGTGATCGTCAGATTGCCGTAGCTCTACTCGCTGCTTGCGCTGTAGCTCCAATCACAGGTGATCCCCGTGGTTCTGACTTTACTACCAATGCTTTCCAAGCTCCAATTGATGTAGGCAATGTTGCTCCTTCAGCCGCAACTGAAGTAACTGCTCTTAAGGTTCTTGAGGGTATTGAAGATTACCTCGTCAAGTGTCAGGAAAACGATGTACAGGTTACCAATGTTTATTGCGTTGTTACACCAAAGGTCTTCCAAGTCATTCGTGGTCTTGGCTTGACTCGTTCTGCTGATATTTCAACTACCGCAGCCACCGCTCTTGCTGGTCTAAACTTCACCAAGAATCCAATGTTTGGTGGTTCAGACGAGTACGGTGGTCTAGGCGCTCCATACACAATGGGCATGAATGCTATGACTGATAGCCTTGACTACATGGGTGTCAAGATTGTCAAGAGCAATCACCTACCAAAGACAGACCTTGAAGGTGCTGCCATTGGTTCTGCCAAGTACAACCTAAAGTGCGATACAATTAATCTTCACGGCATTATCTTCCAGCAGGAAGCAATTGCTGGTCTATCCCTACAGGGTATGAAGGTTGATACCGTTGCTGATGTTCGTCGTAACACTCAGTTCACCGTAGCTAGCATGATGAAGGGTACTGGTATTATCCGTCCAGAGCTTTGCCGCGCTATCGTTGGTATGAATGATTCTACACCAACTAGAGCCGAACTCCGTGCTGCATTGAATGGTGCTGCTAACAACCTCACTAACGGTTTCAGCTCAGAGTACTTCTCTGTAGTCTAATGATTGATTCACACTCTACTTTCGGGTTTGTCTTTATGAACCGCGTCTGAAGAGGAGGTGATCTCATATCTACCCCCGGCTCCCTTAAGTGGGAGCCGGGTGGTTTTTTTTCTAAGGAGGCTATATGGGCTTAATTACTAAGTTACAAGCAATTAACCAAATGCTGTTGGCTTCAGGTGAAAACCTTGTAGCCGACCTAGAAGGTGAGTCGGGTATTGATACTGGTATTGCCGACACAATTCTAGAGCAGACTAGTCTTGACTATCAGTTAAGAGGTCTTGCTTCAAATAAATTTATTAAGAAATATGAATTGACCACTGATGGTACAATTGTATTTCCTACACCAGACAGTGATGAAGAAGGTATTCTAGCACTTGAGCTAGTCTCAAATCATTTTGCTTCTGATGGTATGACTATCATTAAAGCAAGAGGTTTATTTAATTCTTCTCCTGCTAGACTATGGAATATTACAGATAATACAGATATCTGGAAGTATCAATCTGGTCCTTATTATATCGAATATACAATGAAACTTCCTTGGGAGAATCTGGAAACAACCGCACAGCGAGCTATCCTTGCTACAGCTATGCGTCATTACCAGAGTATTACCCAAGGTGACGAAGCAACTGATGCTTTCCTAGGATATCAGGAACAACTCCATAGTATCAAAGGCAAAGCCTCAGATGTAAATGACAAGAAGAAAAACATCTTTTCATCCTCAAGTATTCTTAGAGATGCAGCAATGCGCTCTCGTTACTTTAGTGATCCAAACAGATTTAGGTACTGGCGTACCGGAGGAATTTAATGGCTATACGAAGACGAGGACCACAGGCTGGCTTAGTTACAACTAAGATTCCTGTCTATACCTTAAATAGTGTCGGTAGACAGTCGCCTAATCGCAGACAGCCAAATGAAGCACAGAATATTGACAATGCTCTAGTCTCCCTAGAGCGAAACTTTGAGAAGCGTCCCGGCTTTGAGATTGTTCCACAGAAGACTGTAACTACGGCTTCATCATGGGACATAGGATCAAACTCAATTCGTCTTGATTTATATTCATTAGCCGTTGTTCCTCCAGACCATGATCTGTGGTACTACTGGTATAGCATTAATGAAGACAATACTTTTTTAGTTGTTGTTGACTTTGATGCAACAGCTGATAATGATAAATTGTTCTATATCTTCCGTGTATACCCCACAGGATCTTGGGAAGATCTAACCCCAGCCACACAGACCGCTGCAAGTGGTAAGGTAAGTTTAGTTACTAGAGCATACATCACACATAATCCTAATAACAAGACAGCTAAAGAATCTCTTAAAGCTGTTTCTTTAGGATCAAGTATTGTTATTCTAAATAAAAATGTACGAGCTGGTTTTAGTTCAGATATTGGTGGTAAGTTATTCGATCTCAATGGTGATGTTACAACAACCGATGATATTGAAGGTCGTAAGCTTACTTACTATACTGCATCTAAAGTTATGAAAGTATATGATGCTGGAGATGATAAAGTAAACGCTACAGGAGATGATATTCTTTTAGGATGGCGTCCCGGTTATATTTCTGGGGCTACTACTCAAAACGGTAGTGCAACCCATATCCATTTAGCTACTAGTGCGTCTCCTATTGATGATACTTATAATAACATGATTATTAAAGTTACATCTAAAACAACAGGAGTTGTACAAACTAGAACAATTTTAGATTATACTGGATCTACTAGACAAGTTACAATATCAGGTAGTAATTTTAATCCACATCCAAGCGCAGAAGATGGTTATCTAATTGAAATTACAGGTGCTGATTATATTTCAGTAGATGATTATTTTTATTCTGACTCAACTAAACAATATCTTGGTCAAAAGGTAGACGATCTTTCAGAAGTAAAGCTACCACCCGAGGCAGATGATTGGTACTCTAATAACTCAAAGCTTACTGCGACTACAGATGACAAAGCAAGATTAATGCTTAAGTCTTTGTATGATCCTGATACAGATTTAAATGGTATTATTGAGGGTCGTGGTAAGATTTTCTTTATGGTTAATCCATATCTAAATTCAACTTCTGGTTTCTACAGAGTTATCTCTTGGAATCCAACTGATCAAAAGTTTTATTATAATACAGCAGATTCAACTAGAGTTATTTATAAAACAAACACAGCCCCACATTCAACCGAAATCACAACTACAGGTCGCCCTTATCTACAGAAGGTAAGAACACCTGACGAGCATTCTTATATTGATCCCCGCAGAATGCCACAGAAACTTGTGGTAACAATTGATTCTTCCAATGTAACTTCATGGAACATGGAACCAATTAAGTGGACTGCTAGAACTAGTGGCGACAAGCGATCTAACCCCGGTCCAAGTATCTTTAAGACTGTCGATAGAAAGGCCTTAAAGCAGGTTTCAATTACAAGCATTGCGGTATTCAAAGATAGACTTTGGTTTGCTGCGGATGATGTCATCTTCTCATCTCAGATGGGAGAATATGAAAACTTATTCTATGATGATCCATCTAATCTTGTAATTACTGATCCTATTGATATTCGTGTATCTTCAAACAATTACTGTGAGATCACAAGTATGACTCCCTTTGAAGAGTATATGTTTATTAATACTAAAGCAAATGTCCAATTCCAATTGATGTCTGCCAATGGTCAAGAGATGTCTCCAACCAATGTGGCTGTTGCCCCTGTTACATACTATGGCACTGCTCCTATTCTAGATCCACAGTTCATTGGATCTCGCTTGTACTTCTTTGACTCACAGCGTCTATTCCTGTTTACAGGCAAGGGAACAATGGGCTATGCCTCAGCTGCTGAAGTATCTAGCCAAGCCGCTGGATATCTACCACGGCAGTACAGAGCAGCGGCTACCGCTCCTGCACAAGATACATTGTTGTTTATTGATGATGAAAATCGTAATCATATTTACGGTTACATTAATAGATTCAGTGGTGACAGAGTTATTCAAAACTCTTTCTATAGATATATGTTAGCTGATGAAGAGTCTATTGAAACCCTTCAGTGCTATGATAGTCATATGTATGTTGTTAGCAAAAGATTAGTTAGTGCGAATAGTTCTTCTTATGTTTACTATCTATATAGAAATCTAATGTTAAATGAAGATGTATATGTTCCTCGTCTTGACCGTATGTTTAAGATGAAGATCATTAATTCAGATGATCAACCAACCAACTATAATGCTAAGTATGATCCATACACAGCAACAACTACTTATCGTATTCCCGGTCATACTGATATTACAGATGCTACCAAATATTTCATTGTACTGTTTAAAGGATGGTACAATAATGGAAATTCTACTGAAGAAGATCTAAGTAATGTTTCTATTCAACCCATTTCTGTAACAAACAAAGTAGATGGTAGCTCTAATCCATACACAGAGATTGTGGTTTTGGGTGCAAACTATGCAGTATCAAATTACTATGTGTATATTGGTATTAAGTTTAAGATGCGAGTAGAGCTTAGTACATTGTTTGTAAGAGATGAAAATAACAACATCATTGATGGTGTACTAAATATCCGTAGTGCTGTCTTTAGACACTACTTTACAGGCCCATATGATATTGAAGTTACTCATAGAGGAAGAACAGCTTTTACTACAAGTTATATTCCAACTAGACCTGAATACACAGCCTATGAAGACACTCTTCCACTTGAGATCTTTCAAGTACAAGGTGAGTTTGTCACAAAGATTATGGGTTATTCAGACTCAACTACTATAGCTATTTCTAGCGAATACCCCACTCCAGTAAACATTACAAACATGGAGTTCAAGGGCAAGTTCAAGCAGAAATACACAACAATTGATACTTAACGGAGACATACATGGCAACATATGATAATTTAAATATAGCCACAACAACCCTGATCTTTGATGGGAATAATAACCCATCAATTTCTTCAGGTACATTTGATTTAAGTACACTAAGCT